AGTTAGAGATGAATAATCAATTTTCAAAGTTCCATTAATATAAACTTTTACTCTCCCATTAGAATACCAGTTTACTTCCCAATTATAATATGTTCCTACACTTGGTGTGAAGGAAGCTGATGCAAGATTAGAACTAGTATTAGAAACTACTTTTCTTAATATAAGTTTATTTGACCACCCATCAAAGAAAACCCAATAGTAATTTTGGCTATTTTGATAACCAAATAGTAAACCAAAAAATTGATTCGAACCACTACCAAATCTACCCATCCTAACAACATATTTTTTGTTTCTACCATAACTATAATTTGAAATGTAATAGAAATCTTTATTGCTTGTTGTTTTTATTAAGCTATTTGCTGTATCCCAAGTCCAGGCATTTCCACTCCATTCACTACTTTCATCTGTATCGAAATGATAAGGTTCATCGAAAAATGTTTTCTTTATATCAGAAGTTGTAGTAGCACCACTCTTTCCATAGTAGATATAGATTGTAACATCTGAACTGCTTAAGTCATCTTTTACTTCAACCCAAAAGATAGCATAATCTGAATCTACTTTTGTTTCCATCCAATAGTCTAGAAGTGTTGTACCATCATCATCTGTAAATCGTATATCACCAAAATCAGTTCTACACTTACTATTAAGATAAACATCTTCTCCACTATCACTACCACTACCATAATGAACTTTAATCTTTATTTGATAGTTTGTTCCAGCACCAGAAGCACTATTAATTACATGTGATTTTCTGTAGTTCCATCCTGAGAGCCATGCCATTCTATATCACCCTAGCTCTCTTCAATGCATTTACTACAGAATCTCCAGCAGTTCTAGCATCTGTACTATATACATTAACAGTAATATTAGTAGTCCTATTTCTAGGTAATACTGTCTCTCCAGCATGAAGAAGATATAACCCTGTAAAAGGTACTTTACCTCCCATCTCTCTACTAGCAAAGTACTTTAACATACTTCCTATAGTAATTCCTATCTGAGTTCCTATTAATGCTGCCATCACAGGAGCTAACCAACCTGATGTAGCTATACTAGAAGCAGCACCAGCTATAGCTAACTTCTGATGAGCAATAGTCAAAGACATAATAGGTCCTATCATACCTAACATATGAGATATCATCATACTAGTTCCTCTAGCTACATCTACTTGTCCTCTAGCTAATCTGTCAAAGATATCTACAAGACTCATGGCATGAGCCGATACACTCATAATACTCATCAATAACTGTCTCTGAGAATTCATCATTCTGATATTAGCTCTACTTACTTTACTAGCTGTCTCATCTACTCCTTCCTCTCTCATTCTTACTACAATCTCTTTCTCAGTCATCTTTCTTCACCTCTTTTCTATACCATTCTAGTATAGCCTCTTCTCTTTGTTTATCTGTATCAACAAGTTCTAGATATCTAGTTATTACTCTATAGTTGAATAATATCTTCTCAGTATTAGTCTTAAATTCTAGATGTATAAGTTCTGAAGGTAGTCTATGAGTCATTAGAGCTACCTCCACTAACTGTATTAGGTATGGGTAATAGTTCACGAAAAAACTCAGCTACTTTATCAGGATTCCCTACCCATTCACTAATAATAGTCTTATAGATTAGTATAGTATCAGCTTGATCTTCTAATAGTTCTTCAAAGAACTTAGGTTCTATCATATATTTCTCTAGCATTCCTCTTAATACTTCTTCTTTAGATATTTCCTCACTTAAGTTCTTACTTGTCATATCTACTCCTAAGGATATCCATGATTGAACTAGAGTTAGTACATCTGGTATCTTGACTAGGTATTTATCTCCTCTAAGACCTTCTACTATAACTTCTCTCTTAGACTTCCATTCTTTATTCATTGACTATCACTCCTAATAGCTAGAACTTCTTGTATTAGTTACAACTACCTGAATATCATAGCCATTACTACTATCATACAGTACTTCAAAAGGAACATCTAGAACTAATGGTTCTCTTATTGGCATTACATGAGGTATAGCATCACTCTTAACAACACATCTTGGTAATGCTATTGAGATACTATATTTCTTATCTCCTCCTATAGTCTCTCCTACAAGTTCTATCTGTAATGCAAATTCAGTACCATTCTTCATTTTATTCCAATCATCAGTATTCTCAAAGTAACTAGAGAACTTACCTGATATTACTCTAGGTCCTAATCTAACAGTATCTAAAGTTCTACTTCCTAGACTACCTCTATCTATTACATTATTACTTAGTGTTAAAGTTACTTCATATAGTCTACTTGTTATTGTACTTCCATCTAGCTTTACTGTAATATCTGCATAAGTAAATGGTTGTAGAGTACTAAAGGTACTAGCATTAACTGTATTCTCTACTGTCTCATATTTACCTGATAATATTGAAGCAGTAAGCTTAGCAGCTTCTCCATATCTACATGTTAATTCAAATCCATCTACAATAGCTCCTACTACTCTTCTCTCTTTGTCATCTAACTCCATTCTAATACTAAATGTTGGTAAAGTATTACTAGGACTAATTGTATGAGCATAAGCACCATCACCTAGATCTCCTACTGAATCAGATCCTAATGCACCATAGATTAGTACTGGAGCTATATTCTCAGGTTCTATCTCTACAGGTCCTATATTTCCTCTAATTCTCCAATTACCTTTCAATATCTTAGTTCTTTCTCTCTTACCTACAGGATCTATTACTGTATATCCCATATCACTCTTTAATGACTCTGTAGCTTCACTCCAGATATAATCTCCTAAAGGTACTAGAGTTCCATATGTTGATTCTTTAGCTATTCCTATTGCTCTTTTATTACTCATATTCTTACACCTCTTTTCTATATGTTTCTATGACAATACTCAGAGTTATTATACTATAATCTCCTTCCACTAACTCTGAGCTTTTCCTCACTTCCTTCACATAACAATAAGAAACTAGGGAATCTAGAGAAGAGTTAGAATCTATTAAGTCTTGTATATCCTCATATAAGTCTAAGACCTTATCTTGTGCTTCAGATTCTACAGGATATTTTGATACTACAATAATCTCAAAGTTATCCCTAATAATCTTAGAACTACCCATAGTATTTTCTATACTAGATCCTTTCCAATTTACACATCCTACAGGATAGGACTTAAATCTACCCTTAGGAGGAATTACCTCTTGCCAATCCTTAACATCACTAATATTATTTGACAGTATTGAGTATAGTTTATTTTTGATATCTTTAACTGATGCCATTTACTAATCCCTCAATAATAAGATCTATCTCTTGTCTCTTGTCATACCACCATACAAGATATTTCATATAGTATGTAGAGACAATATTGAATCCTTCTTCTGTAGGATATACTCTTAAAGTACTATACATTCTTCCTGTTCTTATTGGAGTATCAGTATGTAGAAGATCATCTATCTCTCTAGCCTTCTCCCATACTTCTTCCTTAAATCTCTTAAGTTTCTCTAGATAGTCATTTAATTCTGTATCATCAGTAGTAACTTCTATCTTTATCATTCTAGTATCTCTCCTTCACTATTTACAAATACTATCTTACCTTTCTTGAAATATATCTCAATGAACTTTACTAACTTCTCTTCACCTTTTATTAGCCATTGAGCATCCATATCTTGAGGCATATGTTTCTTCTTAAATATCCCTGCTGCTAGATCTGCTTCTATCTCCTTAATTATCTCAGGTACAATAGTAGAAGCTAATGGTAATGAAGAGAATGAGAATGTAATTGTATTATAGATATCTACTGTACTAGCATATGGAGCTAAATGCATATCTATATATCTACTAGCTTCTTCTAATGCATCTTCAATATCACTATCATAACTAGTATCTGCATCTGCTATGAGTAATCTCTTCTTAACAGGATCTATTGTACTATTATACATCTTACTTACTACCTCCTTTTGAAGATATACCCCATAGATAACCTAGAACAGTACCTATTGTACCAATAACTGTAGAGAATAATGCACCATCAATACCCTTTGCTAATGCAGTAATTCCTAATGCTGTAAGACATATTATTCCTACTAATGCAACTATATACTTATCACTCATCTTTATCTACCTCTTTATTTTCATATATTCTTCCTGTTTTGATATCCTCTATGAGATTGTCTAGAATCTCTAGACATCTCGCAATTATCATTCTCTCATACTTATCCATCTTTCATCTCCTCTTCTTTCTTCTTCTTGTAAAGATAGTATGCAAATAGAGCTACAATCAGAGTACCCAATGCATCTAGACAGAGAAACTGAATTACAGGTATTAGAACAGGATCTATCATTTCTCTTCCTCCTCTTTTTCACTTTGTATTTTCGCTAGTACAAGAAGAGCTAAAGCATAATCTTGTGGAGTTCCAACACCTTTTGATACTCTATCTGCTGTTGCATATTCTCCAGAATCCTTTAATCTCTTGATAATTTCTCTCTCTGTTGCATATCTTGGTAATCCTGACTTAGCTAGTTCTTGCTCAAAATGATCTTTACTTATTCCTTTTTTACCTAATAAGTACTTGAAAAGTTTCTTTTCTTCATATGTCAAACCCTTTTTCTTAACTTCAGGTTCAGGTTCTTCCTGTGCCTGATCCAATGGACAACACCACCATCCTCCACCTTTACCAGGTTTTAATACTCCAGGTCTTCCATCATCAGTAGTACAATTAGACTTAGCTTCTTCTAATACCTTAGCTTCTTCTGGTACTTCTTCAGAACTTAATTCAATCTTAGCTATCTTGATTAGATACTTCCTAGCTTCTTCTCTAGATATTATTCCAGCTTGTACTGCAGCTAATACCTGTTCAAAATCTAGCTTAATCTCTTCTGCTCCAAAGTTAAGTCTAATATCAGCTTTCTCAGAATCAAATCCTAACTCATCTAATACTTTACACCATAATGCTTCTATCTGTCTCTTTATAGTTCTTCTCATAGCTGCTATCTTATACTCAAACATAGCTGCAGCAGTTTCAGCAGAAGCCTTAGTAATCCACCCTCTTTCAGGTCCCATCTTTAGACTAGGATTAGCTAATGCTGTAAGAAATTCATTCTCAATAGTCTCTAGCCATCTATCATATGACTGTGTTCTCTGAGGTACTGATAATCTAATATCTCCTCTAACATTAGTAGCTATTCTATTACCTGTATTAGACATCTCAGTAATCTTCTTTCCTATCTCTTCTATCTTATCATCAGATAATCCTTCAAATACCCATAACTCATTACCAAATGAGAACTTCTCAAATCCTGTCTTCATAGATGCTCTAACAGACTTTCTAATATCATATAGACTAGGAGTATTACTATCAGGTTTCTCTAGTAATCCAGCTATAACTCCTGTACCAAATGCTCCCGAACCAATAGTATTAACTTTAAAGTGTATAAACTGATCATGCTTAATTTCCTTAGATCCATATGAACCTGTTAATTGAATATTATACTTCTCTTGTACAGGAACAGTCTTAGAAATAGGTTTAGTCTTCAATACTGCTTCTATAGGAATATTTGTAAACCCATTGTCTCCGATGTACCAAAAGGAATTACCAAATGCTGTAAGTTCTATAGCTATCTGTAGTATCTTCTCATCTAAGTTATTCTTCTTATTCCAGTAGTCTATAGCTTCTTTAGCATTCCATTCTTCTCCCTTATGATTAGGTAATCTAGTTGTATAGTCTTCATTCATAGTAGTAAAAATACCTGTACTAACTACTTGTTCAGCAAACTGTACTATAGATTCTCTAATAACAGGATCTTTTAGAAAGACATCAACTTGATCTTTAAAGCTAGTACTAGGAGTCTCTCCCCAGGATTGTTTAACAGTACCAATAACAGCACTACCTTCTTTGATAGGCTTCTCTTCTTTAGGTATTCCGAATATAGCTTCCTTTAGTTTCTGCTTAAGTCCCATAGTTAGTTACCTCCTAGAATCTACTTGAGAGACTCCTTTTTCTTCCACAAAATTCTCTTGATATCTTCTTCAAATCTCTTAGCTGACATAGCCCATTTTTTAGTTATAAATGGATGAGGCAATACTGATTCTATTTCTTTTATAAGTTCTAGTTGAGCTTCTTTCCTAGCTTCTTTTATCTTATTCTCTTGAGATTCTTTAAGTTCTTTAAGTTTCTTAATTACCTTAGTATATGCTTCTTTTAGTTCCTTAGACTCATGAGGATATCTTTCTCCTATACCATGTTGTTCAGGTTTATGATACCAGATATACCCACATACTGCAGCTACTTGTCTTTCAGTATAGCTAGGCATAGAATCACTAACAGTACGAACACAGTTATCCCACCATTCTTTTGGAGGTTTCTCTCCTTGCTCCTTTAACTCAGGTATTCCTTCACTAGCTTCTTCTTCAGTAACTTCCTCTACTACTTCCTCTGTCTTCTCTTCAGCTATTACTTCCTTCTCTTCTTCTGGAGTCTCAGGAGCTACTTCCTCAATAACTTCCTCTACTTTCTCTTCAACAACTTCTGCTACTTTCTCTACAGGTACTTCCTCTTCAGTCTTAGGTTCTTCTACTGGTACTTCTACAGGTTCTTCCTGTTCTTTGTTAGCCATGATAGCTCTATGCATCTTCTCTGCATCTTCTTTAGTATCAAAGCACTTAATTACTTGACCAGCTTCTGGACCATGACAATGGACTACACACCACTTTCCATTTCTCTTTTCTATTTTTTCTTTTAATGTTTCCATATTTACTTTCACACCCTCCTTATTTTCATATTTTTTAATTTGGTTACAATTAGCACATAGAAGCTGATAGTCTTTAGAACCAGCTTCAACTCTCTTTAGAATATCATTATAATATTTGTAAGAGAATCCCTTTCCATTAGGAACATACTTTTTCCTTTCTTGTGTTCCTCCACCATTGATATGATCTATTTGTAGAGCTCTCCAATCAGAGAATCCACATCTAGCACACTTACCACCAAGAGCTTCTATAAGTTTCATTCTTATTTTTCTGCGACTTTCATTTGTTTGCTTGTTCTTACATTCCTTACAAAGATATCTTGGTTTGCCATAATCATAGACATTATCCTTTGTCAATGGTACTCCGCATTCTTTACATACTTTTCCTTCATACCATGCTTTTTTCTTTTCTTCTAGACTCATTACAATTCTACCTCCTTTACTTTCAAATAGACTTATACTTGTGTAGGGATCTCCAGGTTCCATATTCTCTAAAAGATCAATCCTGTCAAAAATGAGACCTCTAAACTCTACACCTTCTTCCTTCCTTTCTTCCTCTCTCCATCTATATTCTACTGATACATGTTTTATCTTACCTTCTCTAATCTTCCTGATGTATTCTTTAGGTAAGTACAGTAATGCCTCTATTGCCTTAGTCTCTGGATTATACTCAGAGTCTACAACAATAGCATTATCAATAACTTTCTTATGATTAAGACCTACAGGTCTATGAGCTAGAGATCTAGCAGATTTCTTAAGTTCTTCTTCAGGAAATAGTCTTACAGGATATTCAGGATCATCAGGATGTATAGTAGGAAGATTAGTCTTAGCTACTACCTTCACCAAATGATCTTTAGAGATATCTTCTGGAACCTTAAGCCACTCAAAACTTTCTAATAGCTTTTTCTTTCTCATATTTATCATAAGGTATATTGTGAGTATAATATTTAATACACCCAGTAAATATAACTGGGAGTTATAAATAATATGTAGAGAATATAGTGTATGATTGCTATGAGCATAAATCCTTCTAGACTGAGGAAGGTGTCTAGAAAGAAAAAAGTAGGTGAGTAAGAATATGGAAATTAATAAACTTTTAGAGAAGAAACTTAAAGAAGCTAAAGCTACTGGTTCTGATATAGATTCTCAACCTGATCTGTCTTCAGAGATATGGGAACCAGGATATCCTCAGTTAAGAGCATTAGGTGTTGTTAAGGAAGTACCTGAAGGTAGTACAAGTCTGATTATCCCTGTACCTGGTAAATTAACTCCTGGTACAAGCTTTGGTACTAGTGATGTTACATTTGTAGGAATGACATACAATACTATAACTCTAGGTAATCCTGTAGGTGTTAATCTTGGATGGACTAGAGAATACATAGAAGATGCTCCCTGGGATGCTGTAGCTCCACAATTGAAAGAAGCTGGTAGAGCACTAGAACAGAAACTATTTGAAGATATTCTTAGTACTATAGACAATGCTGGTGTTTCTAATACATTTACTCTTAGTGGTACTATAACATGGGCAAACTTTGTTGAAGGTATATCAAAACTAGCTGAAGATGACTATGAATGTGATATAGTTATATGTCATCCTAGTGAATATGCAGAGCTATTACAGTTAGATCAGTTTGTTAATGCTGCTTACATGGGTAGTTCAGAGCCAATATCTTCAGGAGTATTGAGAACTACATTGGGAGTTACTATAGTTTCTAGCTCAGTCTGTACTGATGGTAAGATGTACTTTATAGACTCAGACAAGGCATTAGCTGTTGCACAGAGGAGAGATAAGAAAGCAGAGGAATATAGCTATCCAGATCAGAACTTGTATGGTGTTGTGGTTTCTTCTCGGTATGGTATTAAAGTCATATTGGAGAAAGCCATAGCAATAGGAACTAAGTAGGGTAATTAGCTATGTCTAATACTACCCTCTTCCCTTCTTCTTTTTCTGTTAAGTATCGTGTAAGAGTATCAGATATTTCTCATGCAGTGTATTGTTTTAAACAGGTTAAGATTAGACAACAGAATAGAGAGAAACTAGACAAGAGAAAGAAGAATAAGTATATGAAGAAAGGTATTGAAATGCATGAAGCTTATTCTGCATGGTATAAGAG